TTACAACAGAGTTCGCGGGGGAGAAAAATCGACGCCGCCGGGCGTGTCGTCGGTCGCCGCGACGGCGTCGATCAGGCGCTGCCGCAGCGCTTGACCGCGAGCGCTGAGGGCACGCTGACGCGCCACGTAGACGGCCTTGCCCTCGGGGGTCTCGATGGCGACCGAACCGTAACCCCAGGCCGTCAGATCGTAGGGAGAGGCCTCCATGTCGAGGGTGCGGATGTCGCGCGCGAGTTCGAACGCGTCGAGCAGCACCGGCCCCGGCACGAGGGGGCCGAGCTTGACGGCCCACTTGTAGACAGAAAAACATCAACCACGTGCATACCGAATGTCAGCCAGCGGCGCTCCACCCCGAGCCGGTCCAGGTGTTGACCTCGGCGGTTTGCCACGCGGACCCATTCCAGGTGAAAACCTCGGTGGGTGCCCAGGCGGAGCCATTCCAGACGTAGGCACCGGACAGGGTCTTGGCGCGGATCGGACCGCCCCACGGACCCCAACCGCGTACGTTGCGCGAGCGCACGAACACGTCATACTCGGTACCCGGTGTCAGGCGGGGTCCCGCACCGTTGGCGGGTGAGGTGTAGCCGTTCGGGCCTCCGTCATCCCACACGTCCGCGCCGTCTGAGACTCGACGCCAGATTGCCTGGTCCTGCTCGATGCCCGCACCACGGTTGTCGCCGCGGGCGTAGTTGACACCAAACGATGTGGGCGTGATGTTGACGGTGGAGAAGCTGTGAGGCGCTGCGGGAATCTGCGGGATGCGCGGAGCGGGTTCCTCCGTGACGTTCGCGCCACCGTCACCAATGTTGGTGTGGTCGGTGTCGATCCAGGCGGATGAGTAGAACCCACCCAGCCAGCCCTCACCGTCGTGGTAGCGCGAGAAGTTGCCCGCCCAGAGAACGTGGTACTGCTGGAAGCGCTGGTCGAAGGGCACGTTGAAGCGCCCGCCGACGTAGGCACCACCGAAGTTGGCCTCCCAGCCCCACGCACCGCCGCGGTTGTCCCAGGAGCCGTATCCGTTGCCGTAGTAGCGGACCTCGCCCCAGTAGTCCGTGCGGTTCGCGCCCCAGTCCTGCCCTGTGCGGCGTACCTCGATCCAGATTTGCTGGTTACCGGCACCGTTGAGGTCACCGAACGAAGAGACCATGGGTCACACTCGCTTAATCCACACGTCATCCACCTGAGGGTTGGCGGGTGCCGTGGGGCTGACCGTGATCTTGCGCGGGAACTGCTTCTTGAGTCGCGCGATGAGGTCGCGCGTGTCATTGATCCAGCGCGCGCCGTAGCGGACCTTGCCGTCCTCGCCGGTGTCCGGGACTAGTGAGTAGCCCTCGCTCGCTGCGTCATCGCCAATGGCCATGATGTCTCCTTAGGAATTGGCCCATGTACGGGTATCGGGTGTGGTGCTCCAGGTGTTGGCGGGGTCCTCTGCCAGCCAGGAGCCGGGGGTGACCTCGGTGAGGCCTGTGGACTCCAGGCGCATCGATCCGTTGGCTAGGTCGAATTGCGCGGACTGGAGGGTGCCTAGCTGGTTCTCGGTGCCGGGGAGCGTGATGCTGATTTCCTGGCCCGGGGTCACGCTCAGGTCGCTCAGGATCGTCACGTCCTGGGTGCGGCCCTGACCCGCGCGGCGGCTGAGGATTGCGGCGGCGGTTCCCGGTCCCGGATAGGGGCGGTCGAACTCGACCAGGAGCGCGCGGCCCGCGTTACCGGCCACGTCATCCTTGGTCTTCTGGTTGCCCTCGGTGTCTCGCCACGAGAAGCGCGCGATGACGCCCTGTGCGGCGGAATCCCCGGCAGCGTCCACAATGTCGGTGCCCTCAATGGTGTTGTTGGCACGCACGCTGACACGTCCGGGCACGTCCCATTCCGCACCGTCCACCAGCCACCAGCGGCGCTGCTCGTCACAGAACAGGCGGAGGCCCGCGGCGTTCTTCAGCGTCTCCAGGAAGTCCCACGCGCTCTCACCGGCACGCCAGACGAGAAGGTCGGGCGCGCGATCGATCAGCGAGAAGCGGCGGGATGCGGAGTTGTCCGACGCGCCAGACCATGAGTAGGCGTACTCGGAGGTGTTGGGACCCTGACCATTGAAGAAGTCGATGTTGTGCGGGCCGCTGTACTTGTGTGTCTCGGACACGCGGGGCTTGGCCCAGGTGATCGTGCCGCTAGAGCCACCGTGGTAGGCGCGGAGGAACCACTGGGTGGCGTCGCTGGGAATCGTGAAGGTGATGGATACGCGCGCTGAGGACCCGGCAGCGTTCGGAATCTTCGCGCTGTTCCAGATGGAGTAGCCGTTGGTGGGGCTGTAGGCGTGCATCACCAGGGCGCGCTGACGCTCCCAGTTCGTTCCGCCGATGACGGTACGTACGGACCCCTCCATTGACGCCGTGTAGGTGCGTCCGGGCTGCATACCCGCGGCCTGGGTTCCTGACCCAACCTCCACGTAGGAGTCCTGGCCCGTGGGGTTGTACAGGTGCACGCCGTTGACCGGGACGCCGTTGTGGGTACCGGGCCAAGTCGTGTCATACATACGCGAGACGTTCCATGCGTTGTGCGGGGCCAGGTCCGTGATGCGCGGGTTCAGCACCAGGTTGGTCGAGTCGGAGAGCACGCTGAATGGACGGTCGGCGGCACCCGTGGCCTGTAGCTGAGCGCCGGGGATAGCGCGGTCCAGGACGTAATTGACGATGCTGCGGAGCGAGTCCTGGCGCTGCATCGGCTCGTAGTCGTCCGTGAGCGTGGAGTAGTTCATGAGCAACGCCTCATCGGTCGCTAGCTCCAGGTCCACGCTGCGCCCGTCGTGGCTCACCTCACGGCTCAGCATCGCCATGTCGAAGGTGCGGGTGTCGGACGGAATCCACACCGGCACACCCGGCACGGTGACGGTGCGGGTCAGGATCGAACTCATGCGGTTGGGTGCGGTACCCAGGCCGTCCCACTGGTACGTCACCAGCGGGTCGGTGCTCACCGTGCCACCGTCGAAGTACGGCGCGGGCAGCGTGTCGGGCTTGCGCTCGACGATGACCCGGGTGATGTCGAGTGTTTGGCCCGTGGTGGTGACGGTGGGGAAGGTCAGGGAGATTCCGGCAGAGGTCGAGTTGGTCCCGGAGTGCGGCGTACCGGTCACGTCGATTTCGGAGACACCCGCGGGAATGTTGACGGTGCCTAGGAGAACCTGGCTCGTCGCGGACGATGCGGTCGGACGTGAGTAGACCTGAGTGCCAGGCATGGCCACGGAAGCGCGAACGGTCGCGAGGATGCGAACGCCTGAGGCGAACTGGGGGAAGCCGGTACCGACCACCACAGACACGCGGGCAGCGGCGGTTGTGGTGCGCGTGAAGCGGACGGCGGTAGGCGTGGGGTTACCCATGTCCGTGCGGAGGCTCAGGTTGAAGCCAGAGGCCACCCAGTAGTTCTGGGAGGTCGATGTACCGCGCGGGTCAAAGAAGGTGTTCTGGCGGATGCGCGCGTAGCTGCTGTACGTCGGCTCGGTCGTGCCCCAGCGGCCCTGGGCCTGGGCGGTGAGCTTGACGCGCTGACCGTCCAGGGGCTTGAGCGATTCCGGAAGGGCGGTGTTGATGGAGGGCACGGTGACGCGAGACACGGCATAGGGCACGCGGGAACGGTCCAGCGACAGGTCACCCTCAGCCACCGGGAGGTCCACGCTGGAGGCAATGACGGTGCCCGCCTCGAAGCTGACATCATCCAGGTACACCTTGGCGGTGGTGCTGACGTAGAACGTCAGGGCGTGTGAGGTCGCGGTGGCGGTGAACGTCAGAGCACGCGCGGCGTAGCTGGTGGTCAGCGGGGCGCTGGCGGAGGACGTACCGGCAGCGGTCATGTAGAACGTGGCCCCAGCCGCCGCACCCTTGACGACGGCGCGGAACGTGTAGCTGCGTCCGATGGTCAGACCGGTCAGCGTGCCGACCTGCTGAGACCCACCAGCGCTGGAGCGGTCCCACTCGGCACCCTGGCTGTTGCTCACACCCGTGTTGCTCCAGTAGCGGAGCGCGGACGTGCTGAGAGCGGCGGGCCATGCGTCGAAGTTGGAGGCCCAGAGCGTGACACCAGGGGTGACCACGATGGGTAAGGGGAACTGGATTTGCGCCTTGGCGGAAGGCATGACTTCAAGCACCACGGGTCACACCTCCTGGAAGCCGACAGAGACCCACCACAGGCCCATCTCTGCGTCCACGTCGATGTCCAGCGCCCCATCCAGGACGTAGGACATACCGATAGCCGGAAGGTCGGTGGAGGACAGCGTGAACGCCGTGGGTGAGGCGTGGAGGTTGTACGCGGCGAAGGCGTCGGCCTGGTTGCGGTAGAGCATCTTGAGCGTTCCCGAGCGCGGGCGCGGCGCAACGTAGACCACGGCAATGGAGCCGTCCAGGAGGTCGTAGATGATGTTGCGGGACTCTCGCGAAGGGTTGTATCCCTCGATAGCGGCGGGCGTGGTTGTGCCCGTACCGTTGTTGGCGGTGATGGTGTGGGGCATGGGTTACTCCGTGTACTGCGGTCGCATGCGGACAACCTGCGTCTTGATGGGCGGCACGTAGTTACGGACGGCGGTGTCGTCCACGATGAGGCGGACCTTGCCGACGCGCTCGCGGGAGGCGGCGTCTAGGGCGCGGTTGACCTCATCGACACCTGTCGCCTTGACGGCAATCTCGGTGTCTCGCTTCTTGGCGGTCTCCTTGAGCTTCCGCTCAGCCTCGGAAGTGTCCGCGGTCACCTCGACATCGGCCTCAGGATTGAAGCCTTCATCGAAGGACACCTGGGCACCGGACGCGGCGGATGCACCCGCGTCGGTCAGGGCGGAGATGATCTTGCCCTTGGCCTCTTCGGGGCCTTGCGCGAGCGATGCGGCGACCGCCATACGCGCGTCCTCAGGCATCTCCATGAGGTTGCGCCACTGGTCGCTGCTGAGCTTGATGGAGGCGATGTTGGCCTTGTACTGCTCGACCTGGCCCTTGGACTGCTCGACCTTCTCGGCCCAGGCATCGACGTTGAACACGCCGTCTTCGGACGTAGCCGCGTTGATAGCGGAGTCGCGCACACCGTCATAGGCGTCAGAGATTTGGTCGACTAGCTCGGCCTTGATCTGTAGCTGCTCACCGCCCGCTTCTACCCAGTTCTTCTCTGCCTGGGCGGCAGACTCAGCGGCAGCGGAAGCCTCGCGCAGATAGTCGTTGTACTGACGCTGACCCTCGGTCTGGTCCGTGATGGTCTGGAGGGAGCGTCCCGCCTTCTCATTGTTCTGGTCGTAGGCGGAGCCTTCTTCCTGGAGCTGCTTCAGGCGCTCTTCTCCGGCGCGGAGCTTCTCCTTGAGGCCGTCTACGTCGCCCGCCATGGCCTTAGCCAGGTCCTCGTAGCTGTTGCCCGACTTGTCCGCGACATCGCGGAGGTCTTCCAGGTTGGTCACGCCCTCTTCGGTGGCGGTGGCCATTTCACGGATAGCGTCCGCGATGTCCTCGATAGCCGGTGCGGCCTCACCGCCCGCGTCGATGTACGCCTGTGCGAGTTCGGCGGCGCGCTGCTTGAACTCGTCGGACTCTTCGCCCGCGGTGTTGAAGGCGTTGATGAGAAGACCGATACCGGCAGCACCCGCGGCCAGAGCGAACGCGGGACCCAGACCGCCGACAGAGCCAGCCAGACCACCAAAGACATCCTGCGCGATCTGCGGGAGGTCTTCCATGTCGCCACGGAAGGACGAGAAGGTTTCGCCCAGGTTCTGCGTAAGCTCGCCGGATGCCTCAGCGGCAGAGTCCGAAACGCTGTGAAGGCTACGGCCCGCGCTGTCGGAAGCGTCCTGAGCGGAGGTCTTCATCTTCGCGTACCCGGCCCGGAAGTCCTGGTCGATAGCGTCGGCGGTTTCCTTGATTTCCTTCTTGAGCTTCTTGGTGCTGTCCTGGGCCTGCTCCATGGAGCGGTCCAGACCGTCCGCACCCTTGCTCTTCGCCAGGCCGTCTAGCGCCTTCTCGGCGTCCTCTAGCGGCTGGATGACGCCGGACTTGATGCCCTTTTCGAACGCGCCAGTCTCAGACGCAATGGCAATCTGATGTGCCTTGGCCATAGGTCACCCCTTTTCTGCGGCGTCGTGAAGTGCTCGGTGTGCGGTCTGAATCCAGAGGGACGCAAAGCGCGGGATTGAATCGTTGGCTGCGGGATAGACCACGTTCCCGCTACGGCGTGGAGCGCCGAATGTCGGGCCAGCCTTACGGGTGTAGGTCTTGCCCTTCTTGGACCGCTGCGTGATCTGCTTCTGCGGAGACATACCGAACTCAGCGGCACTGGAAAGGGCGATGACAGGGGTACCGGATCGGAGCTTTCCGACCGCGCCAGACTTCAGCGTGACGTTTCGCGCTGTAGCACTGACGCGGGCGGAATCGACTAGCACCCGCTGTTGGACACGCGATAGAGCGCGTCCCTTGAGTTCGTCGAACCAGATAGGCTGTGCGGCCTTCTTGGTCTCGGAACCGATGAACTTCTTTGTCTCCGTTGGGACCTCCCGCATTGCCTGCGCGAGGACCGACAACGGGGACTCCACCAGGAGCGAAATGCTCCGGACCATGCTTAGGACGCGCTCCAGACCGGAGTACCGGAGACGTTCAGCGACACGGCGGACTCAGCGGCAGCGTTGGTTGCACCGCCGATGGTGGGGGCCTTCAGGAGAACCTTGAAGGTGAAGACACCCTGGGTACCGGGGAGGATGAGCTTGATGGTTGCCTCATTGCCCTCATTGGTGAACCAGGACTTAGCCAGACCGGTGGAGGTCCAGTCCTGGTACAGAACGCCCGTGAATACCCAGGTGCTCTTGCCGTTCAGCGGGACAGCCGTACCGGATGCGTCGATGACCGACACCTCAGGAGTGGTGGGCGTCAGCGCCGGGTCACGGAATGCGTTCGTGTACTCGTCTGCGCCAATGGTGATGGTTGCCTTGTTCAGGAAGGTCTTGTTGACTACTACGGCCATGATTACTCCTCCTCAGGAGCGGGTGAATAGGTGACTAGAACGGTGATGGGGAAGCGATAGCCGCTCTCGCCTGCCTCCAGGCGGAAACGGGAGCCGTTGTCCCAGACCAATTGCGGAAGAGAATCGAGAAGGAACGCGAGTTCTACGGCAGCATCACCCAGGCGAGTCAGGGCCTTATCGCCGTCCTTTTCCGGGGTAATGAGGTTCAGAGTGAACTCCAGACCGATAACGCCCGGGGGAAGCTCGCCGCCTGAGATGTTGGCTACGATGTCGCCCTGCTCATAGGTGACGGTGAGCTTGCGGAACGTGTCGCCCGCCTTCTCGATGTCGGTGATTACCCAGTCCTTAGGAAGGCCCTGAGTGAGTGCACCCTGTAGGTACTTGCGCGCCTCGCTGAGGGAGTTAGAAGACACTGGGTACTCCCTTGCTAGGGCGGATAATTGAGCGGATGGTCTTATCGAGTGGACGCGGCGTGAAGCTGTATCCCTCGGTGCCGATAGCGCCGTCGGAGCCTGCCTGTCCCGCGTTCCAGAGGTTGCGTGCCTGCTGGAGTTGCGCGTAGACCAGCGCCGACGAAGGCTCTTTGTAGGCACCTCCGTCAGCGGGCCAGCCGACCGAACCGGCAGGGGCGTACTCGATGACCTGTTCCCGGGCAATCTCTAGGAGGAATCCGCCTAGCTCGTCCGTGGGCGCGTCATGGGAACCCCAGGCAGCGGTGAATCGCTCCACCTCTGCCGGGGTTTCCAGTGAGAACCACTTAGCCATTGAGTACGCCCCTATCCGCTTACGGCTTGGTGCCGATAAGCGACAGCGACTCCGGACGAACCACGAAGGTCTCCAGGAAGGCGACCTGTGCGCGGTCAACGCCGAACTTCGCGACCTCAAGGGCCTCGATGTTGGCGTGCACCTCACGGAACTCGATAGCGTTACGCGCGCCAACGATCATCTGAGGCGCGGTGGCAACGGTGCCGGTGAAGAAGGACTGGGGAGCCTTGACCACGCGGACCTTGCCGGTGCTGGCCTCGCCCGTGCCGATACCAACGGCGAACTCCACGAACTCAGGAACCAGGTCCTTGGGCGTGTAGAGAAGCTGGTTCCAGGCGGTGGGGTTGACGATTGCGAACGATGCGTCATCGCCGTTGTCCGAAACCAGGTCGATGCCCTGGATAAGCTGACCCATGGCGGCGGGGTACTGGGTGGGGTAAGTACCGGGAGCAACCAGGCGGTCCAGAGCGGCAGAGTTGCGCGAAGCGACCGTGAAGATGTCGGCCAGCGCGGACTCATCGATGACCTTGGCAGCGCTGTCAACAACACCCTCAAAGAAGGCCTGGATGACATCTGCGCCACCGTCGAGGTACTGCCACTCCAAGGCCACGTCGGCGGCGTAACCGAACTTGCGGAGCGTGCTGGAGACGGTCGAGGTCGTGGCGTTACCGGTGGGAAGTTCGACCTTCTGCGCGGCACCAGAGATTTCCTTGACCAGGGCGGTGCCCTGGGCGATCTTGAAGCCCTTGCGGCCACCCAGAGCGATGCCGCCCTGCTGGTGGTTTGCCAGCGAGATGTAGCGCTGCGTGTAGCGCTTGCCCTGCCACAGCTTGCCCGTGAAGGTCTGCGGGATAGCGCCCGACGTAACGTGAGCCGGGGTGGTCACGTCAGCCAGAGCGGCCAGCATGGTCTCAGCGTCAGCGTTGTCCAGCGAGCGGGACTTGACCGATGCCATAGCGGAGAAGACGGCGTGCATATCCACGTCGGCCTTCTTGGCGGGTGCGTTACCCATGAGGGTTGCCGGGACCTGTGCCCCAGCCTCATTGGTCTCAGACATGGAGAACTCCTTGGTTTCGTCTGATGTGGATTCCTCAGCCGGGGCGGCTGTAGGCGTGGCCTCCGGAGAGGCCGAAACCTCGTCAGGAGTGGTCTCGGTAAGGGCGGTCTGTGCCGCCTCGGCGTCAGCGATGACGCGCTGTGCGCCCTCGTGCACCAGGCGCACGTAGGCAAGAAGGGCCTCCAGGGCGTCGCCGCTCAGCGGCTCAGGCTTAGGGGCCTCATCGGGGGCGACAGAAAAGAGAGCGGCTGAGGCAAAAGCGCCGTCCTTGACGACAGCGGCACCGGTCAGGCGGCTCTTGAGTGCGCGTGCGCCCTCGCGGACGATGCCCGCGACCTCGGCGCTCAGCTTGCGTACGGGGTTCGCCAGGTAGGCGTCACCCTCGTCTGTGTCCGCAATGGCGAACTCAGCGACGATTCCCGCGTCCGTCTTCTCCAGGGAGACAGCGCGACCAATCGGGTTGAAGCGGTCGTGCTCGACGTTGAGCGTGACCACGGTGGAGTCACGGGGAAGCTCGATGCTGTCGGCGGAGAACTCAATGGGTTCATTGCCGGACTGGTTGGGGCGGCTCAACTCTCCGAACGGAAGGAGCAAGCCCCGGATGAGGCGTGAGTCAGCGACTCGGCTAAAGACACCGGCCTCTGCGGTGTGGGTGTTGTCACCCCGTGGGAACTCCACGGGCTGGGATGTTCGTTCAGACATTGATGTCCTCGATTTCTACGGGTGACTCAGCCGTCAGAACGTTGTCCGGGGCCGACACCATGAACTCAGAGAGGTCAGCGCGGACCTCTGCGTTGGGTCCCACAACGTCATCCATAGACAGACGTGCGGTGATTGCGTAGGCAAAGCGGGCCGAACCGAACACCCAAAGCTCAGACGCCTTGCCGTTCTCATTCGTGTAGGTCATCTGACCGTTGGAACCGCCCTCTTTGCCCGCCTCAAGGAAGTTCGCGGGCACGCCAGAGTGCATGGCTAGCTGAAGACGAAGCGAGTTCATCCCCGACTCAAAGAGGTCCACCTGGCTGTCCTGGTGGTCCTTGACCTCCAGGTAGGAGGGCGTCACAGACACGGCGTGCTTATTGCGCTGCTCGGCGTAGTTCTTCGCCAGTGCCGCCATTTCCTCGGGCTGCATCTCGTCGTACTGCTTGTCGGTGACGTGAAGCTCAGTGGCCGCGGGAGGCGTGTCTAGGCGGGCCTGGCGGGCGTGCTCCAGCTTGCGCGCCTGGCGGATCGAGTCGATTCCATCGGTGAGAAGACCATTGGAGCCAAGCTGAATGAGGATGAGGCGTTGCGTGTAGTTGGCGGGAACGCTTTCCTTCACCTGTACCTTGCCGTCTGAGTCCATGTCCCAGAGGTCGCGGGGGACGTGGATGAGGTCTACGGGGAGGCCGTCAGCGCCAAGCTCAGCGCCCAGGAGCGCCCAGCCGAACAGGAAGAGGTCCTTAACGCATCCGGTCCAACGCATGAAGGGCGGGATACCGGAGGCGGAGTTGTTGACCCAAAGGGGCTGCTCGACCTCAACGCCGTCACGCCACACGCTGTACTTGAGCGGGGCGACTAGAGCGGTGTGGGCCTGGAGCGCACGGTTGACCTCAGGCACGCGGAGGGCCAAGTCAGGCGTGATGATTTCGGAGGGAGCCTGGTCCAGGAAGTCACCGATAATGGCGCGGGAAAGGCTGTTCGGGTCTGCCCAAGGAGAGACAATGCCTAGGTTTGTGGGTGCACTGACCAGCGACTTGCTCCGCTTAGTGAATACACCCAAGATGAATCTCCGTTACAGGCACCCCCGCCCTTCTTGGCGTGACTGACGCTGAAGGAGAAGAAGGACGGGGGCGTTAATGATTAACTATTCCATTATACCGCATATAGGAATGGGCTATCGAAACGCACTAAACCCAAGTGATCTGAGGAATACCGCCACTCGCGCGCTGCTCATCCAGGACATAAGCGGCGATGGATGCCGCCTCTAGCGGCGTGATATCGTCACTCGGGCGGTTCTTGATATCGGGGCGTCCGAAGGCCCAGCCGCCTGACTGGCCAAAGGCGCGCTTCACCGCGATACCCGCGGCACCGTTCATCTCCTGCTGGTCGTAATGGCGTAGTCCGTCCTCATTCAAGAGGTTGACGAAGTGCACGGCAGCGCGGGAGATATCGCGAGTGAGTAGCGGTCGCTCAAGTGGTGCGGGCCGTGACTCACGAAGCTGACGCATCTCGACTTCAGTCGCATTCGACCCCGCGTCATACGTGATGGGTCGGTTGTGCTTGCGTGCGAGGCTCAGAAGCTTGGTGCGGAACCCAATAACGCCTTCCTGGTGATGCAAGAGGGCCGTGTGTACCCGTCCGTCATCGCCCTTCCAGGCCGCTGCAATGGATGCCCAGGCGGCTTCCGGGTGCACGAAGGCCGACAGAGCGAACACCTTGGGCGGCGTGATGCCCGATTCACCCAGCGCCAGGGCCGCTGCGGACCACTTGGGAGCACTCAGAAGGGCCGTGTTGGACCCCTCCATGCCGAAGATGTTGAAGTATTCGCGGGTGTACTTCTTGACTCCCAGGCGCTCGTAGCTGTTCTGGATGCGCTCTAGGGTGGTCAGGGTGCCGATACCGGGGTGCATCCGTAGCGTTAGCTCTCGGGCGTGTGCGGTCGGGTGCTCGTCGTCGGGTTCCCAGCGCACCAACTCTTCGGGGTCGATGTCGTCGGGGAGCATGTAGGCCACGCGCCCTGCGCGCTCATCGTTCAGCGTGGCCCAGAACTCAGAGCCGCCCCGGTAATCGCCGGCTGTTCCGGCAAGCACAAGCTGACCGTCAGGGCGCGTGTCGAAGGACGGGATGACGGCCCCGATGACGTCTTCCCAGCGCTCAGGGCTGGCCTCTCCCGCCTCGTCGGCTAGGAGGGTGTCGTAGGCACCCGAACGGATAGCGTCACCGTCCGGGGACAGCACAGACAGCACCGAACCGTTGGGGAACTCGACGCGCTCTCCACCGTTGGACTTCACCAGCTTGATAGGTGACCCCTTAGCGAAGGCCTCACGGTCGGTCGAGTCGGGGAAGAGGCGCGAAATAGGGCTGTAAATATCGAGCCGGTAGCGCTCGGCGGTCTTCTTCTGGGTCGTCAGAAGGGTGAACCCGGCTAGATGTACAGGCCTCAGGTAGCACCGGCCCAGGAGGATGCAAAACAGAGTGGTGGTCTTGGACGAACGGCGCGGCATAATCACGGCGTTCATGAGGTGCCCGCGCGCCAGCATGTCCGCTACGCGGAGCATCTGCGGGTGCACGGTGCCGAGAAGGCCCAGGAACCAGGCCCCCACCAGGAACTCATCCCGGGTGGCCTGGTCGGTCACTAGCTCGGACTGGTACAGCGGTTCAATTCCTGAGTCGCGCTTGGCTAGCCACTCAGACTCCTTGCGGAGCGGATGATCTGCTACTTCATCGGGTAGGTCCGCTGTCATGCGTGCCCTCCGATACGTCATAGATGGTCTGTTCCTTATCGCCCGGGCGCAGCACGCTAATGAAGCGGGGAAGCTCCGATACATAGATCAGGAGTTCCCCGTCAACGTCGGGATTGAGGATGGGGTCAGGCAGGTCCATGGGGGTGCTCCTGGTAGGGTCGGGGGTCGGGTCTCGGTCGGGGAGAGAGACGCGTGATGAGCCGGAGGCGGGGGTTGCTATGACTTCCCTCAAAAAGTCGAGGTCGGGTCGCCCTCGGCTCGCTTGATGATGCGGCGGTGCTCACACTCTTCGTCCTTGCACAGCAGAGTCCACTCAGGCATGAGTAGGTCAGCGCTACTCAGACCGAATGGACCGAGCACACTGTCTACTTCCTCCTTGTGCTGGATGGTCCACTGATCCAGTACGCGCGATACGCGGTCACCTGCCGGGATGAGACAGACCTCATCGTTCTTGTTGAGGTGTCCGTTGTTGCTCACTCGCTGGCCTCCTTATCCTCAGGCGCTACCTCATCGGTGGGTACCTGGTCCCCATCACCCTGGGTGGGCGTGGGTACCTGGGTGGGCAGGGCATCACGCAATGCCTGGGCCTCTGCCTCCCACTCGCTTAGCTCAGCCGTAGCCTTAGCCAATTGCTCAGTGATGTTGGCCACGTTGTTCTTGCCCAGCGTCACGCGATACTCCACGCTCTCAAGCTGGCTGCGTAGGTACTGCTCTACTACTGTGTTCATGGTTAGTTGTCCTCATCGAATGTGTAGACCTGACCGATAGTCAGGCCGGGGTCAGGGTCCAGGCCGAACCCGAAGCTAAGGCCTGCCTCAACCTCGGTGATGTCGTCCCGATATCGGCGCATGCTGGTCACGTTGGGGATGCTGTCCTTCTTGACATCGGATACAGCCTCAGCGCCGTAGACGTTCCCGAACTTCTCGGATCGGAATACTTCTACGATCTTGATGATTGATGACAT